CCGGAGGACGATCAAGAAATGATCTAGTATTGGAAGCTTTAACGAGTACTTCACTCGGAGAGGCGGGCTGACAGAACAGCAGAAACAAATGTATGGTGCCTTCACTTCGATCCTGTAGAGGATTAGAATGAAAACCATAGGCGTGGTGTTGGTCGTAATATATTTACCGACAGCGAACCACGTCGACTTTCACTCCAAACGTTCAGTTTTGGGGTATTAGGTCATACAAGTGCACTTACTGTGTCACGCGGGTATAAAGCGCGTTACCCTCGGATTAATTCTGGTCCAGAATATCCAAGTCATCAAACCATTCAGGAATGATGTGCTGAATCTCATCAGCAATGTCCAATATCGTCGTTTGTAACAGACTGATAGGACAACCGTCCACTTTTCGTGCAAGACCAAGTAATGGCAAGACACGTGTGGCGGTTCCCAAAGGACGGAGATCCGTCTTAGGAGTGTTTGGCAAAGATAGCCGATAACACCTTTGGGGAGGAGAATATGCTGCAAGCATACCCTCGGAGATTGGGGGACAAGCCCACCAATCATTACGGATGAGAGTCTTATCAACTTCTTCATCACCCTTGTGGTTCTTTCTGAACTTCCACAAACGGGCTCGCGATTGCGCGTAATTCCTCAGCGATTCATCAAGAACTTCTCCACGTTCATCCTTGTTCATCGCACGGACCCAGATTGGTCCATCTTCTTCCATTTGGAAGGTCTCCATCCAGGAGATCCGCTCACAGACACCAATAACATCTTGTTGTGTTACATAGCCGGGTGGAAGAACTTCATTGGTTTTGAAGAACACTGGGGGGAGCGCATTGTACTTTGCGTAAGCTTTCTCTGCCAGTTCCCCAAAAAAGTTGATTGCGGGCATTGCTGCCGGCGCTCTTTCAGGGTGATAAAACAACCAAAACGCGAGCTTGCGAGATGCAAGCGAAGACGCCTCAATTGTCCTATCTGGATCGGTATTCTCAAGGCCTAAACCACCGAGTCCAGTAGGCAACCAATAATCCGTAGTGTAAGGGATACCACCCTTTGACACCCCGCTTGACAAAGCCAGTACAGGCTTCCAAGAACGGAGAAACTCCAAATTCAGCCGATGGCGATAGGTGCCACGATGGGAACCAAGCCATGCTTGTTGGAGACCCGGAAGGATTGCGTATCCTTCCGGACGGAAAAGGTCATCAATGTCTTTGATTTTATACCGCCGGAAGGCGGGCATATCTTCCAAACGATCGCAATTGTAAGCGAACTGGTTGACTATGCGGACGGTTTCGTCCTTTATATCACCGTGTTTGATACCATCATAAATGAATTGATGGACATCATGACGGTCCTTCCTGGCCACCAACGCAGTTGCGCGATCGGCCTGTAGAAAGGAACATTGAGAGGGGACCCGTCGACAGACGGGCCCAAGGTAATCGGGATTGAGATAGGCACTCACATCAAAAACATTCCGAGTTGCTGCCCAGTAATCCTTCTGGAGCCAGCGGGGAATTTCGTGCAGATGCGCATAGCCATGCGCAGCAATCACTTCAAAATCAGCAGCACGTTCGCAGTATGGTATGCAACGTTCAACACCCCCAGTCACGGGAGCGTGGTCTAATTTAAAATTTGATTCGGGAAAAGCCCGACGAGATGTGGTGGTTTCACGCATGGGACGAGGGACAGTACGTGCCTTCAGTTCGAACATGCATGAGTTCAGTACGATGAATTCAGTAGAAGTAAAGTTTTTTCCTTCTGAGAACACCAGACCGCCCATTTTTGTGATTGTCTTCCATAAAGTATAACCATCTTGGTCAGTGACGAAGCCAACGTCATCACCGTTTATGAGAAGGGGATAATCACCCAAAGCCGTTTTACCAACGGTATCATTGCGTAACTCGAGGGCATAACGAGTCAGTGCCGCATTGATAAGACACAGGATAGGGAAGGACAAAGGCGAGCCCATGAGCTGGCCGTTTTGTTGGAGGTCCCGCAATTTTTGCTCTTTCAGGTGGATCTCATGTCCTGTTAGACATGCCACAAAGAGGTCACTGAGATGTGACGACATCCCCACTACATCTGCCAATGCGCGAGCTGCGCATGTTGACAGTGCTCCGGATATTAAATCAGTCGCAGATTTATAATCACCGGAAACAAAGAATTCCCCAAGACGTAACGGACGTTTAAACGTTTCTTGGATATCTACTAATGTAAGGGGTTGTCCAATCAACCGAAACACAGGGTGTTTTCGGAGGTGCCCATGCACAAACTTCTGAAGGTACGAAGCTTCGAAATATGCTTCTTCAGGACCAGCTGTGATTGTCCGGATCTTCAACGGCTCAGGGAGCCCGATGATCTTAGCTGGAAGAGAACCTGCATTTCGGTGTGCATGTTGCGTCAGGTCACGTGAAGCCCACGCGTGAACTAATTCGTCAAACCAATGAACAAGTTGGTGCTCCTCAGCACCAATCTGTTCATTGGGTGGACAAAAACCGACGTGAAGCAAGGCAGCGCGATGAAAGGAGTTTTCGCGAGTTGCTTCATTGACAATAGACTGCCAATCTTTTGGGAGGGGAATCCAACCCTGATTATGTTCTAAACGGATACAGAGCGCACATGCGCCACCACATCCACCATCACAACCGCGGGAAATTGCGATTGCGATGGAGGCAAGCTTTGTTTGCTTGTTAAGTGTAGGTACCCTTGTTAACATATCAAGGAAGGAAACCAGGGAAGGTTGCCGAGCGGCAACACGGGCTTTCGCACCACCCTTCGCACGACCATTTTTAAAGTGGGCGTTAGCGGACGGGACTTGCACGGGTCGTGATGTTTTAAACACGGCCCCCCCAAAAGATTCTTGTACAGTACGGATTACTTGTTCTTTTAGGGTCGCAGGAGAAACAGTTACGGCTTTCTCGGCAAAATCGATACGGTATGTAGTATCAACATGGGGAGTAGTGAGAATCTTGAATGATTTTATCTCAGCAGCGGTAATTTGTTCCTCACTCATTTCGGCAGACGCGCGTTTCATAAAAAACACAAAAGCTTGAGCCCTTGCTAACGTTTTCATGATCCAAACCCCCAACCGGCGACCAGCTGGTCCCGGAAGGAAGGTTGGAGTCCGTATCGTACGTTCGATAAACGGCGCGGTGACGGGTGGCAACTCCGTCTGATGTTTCGATATAGCATCGAATGTTGCCAGTTTCAATTTAATGAAACTTTCTGCTGTGCCGGACATGTACAGTCCGATGAGAGCGAGTGTCAACCTGTACCAGTCATCGACGTCGATGGGTACTCGGGGTGATTCGGCCTGCAATTCTAACCATTTGAGGAATGATTCAGAAAACCGCAGGGCTTTTTCGATGCTTGCAGACATCAATTCTTCGGGGGCGGGAACCGGTTCAGGTTCTTTTGGCCCTCGGGATGAGGATATGGGTTTGCTTTTTTCGGGCACACTAAGACCCGCTTCAACTAACTTGTTGACAGCGGATAACTTGGCCTGACGTTTTAATACGTAAGCATCATATTTCTCCTTTCGGATAGTGAACATGCGAAAGTTCACCTTCCAGGCAGCGAAAATCGATCCGAGACTCCCCTTAGGGAGCTCGAAACCAATCGATTTAGCATTTGCCTCAGCGATTCCACCTCGGATCGGACACCAAGTCCGACCAGGGAGAATGGCATTCTTATACCAGACACTGATTTTTGCGCGAAGCGCGAGAGTCATGTCGCCTATGATAGAATTACTCATTGTAATTGCGATTAAAGACAACACTAATTTGTTTTAGGGGTTTATTCCCCGTCGCTTGATGATTTCTTC